CGAAACATCCGTACAAAATCAGCATTTTGTGAACATGTTTAAGTTTTGTTTATCACAACGAACACAAACTGATAAATCCACTTTATGCCAAATAAACAGGGTTAGCGCCCAAACTTGTTTTGGGCGCGGTAGCCGGTCGTAAGACCGGCGCATAAAAAGGCATCATCGAGACACAGGATATATAGAGAGTAAGAGTTAGGCAAACGTGAAAATCGCCTGAAAGCCTTGATACGACTGGGCGGAAGGCGATTTTTCTTTGAGGTACCAGATACCTCATTTTGAGGTACCAGATACCTCATTTTCGGTCGTTTGGTCAACGGATTGGTCAGCGTAGTTGACCCATTTGTTGACTTATTTGTTGACCTATTTGCTGACTTATCGCCTGCGGAAAGCGGGGTGTTAGGATGTGCGCCCGGTTAGGTTGATGGTAAATAACCGTGACGAAGTGGTTGCGCCGCAAAAAGTCGAGCGTTTTTCGAAACGCATGGAGGAGGTGTGGCGACACGTGACCAGGAAAAACCTCTTTACGCTCGCAGAAGAGCGGGTATTGAATGCCCTGGCGAATTACCTCCAGATGAACACGAACGCGATCGTAACGCCGGGCGGGGACTATATGACCATTGACGAGATGGCTCGGCAGACAGGGATTGACCGTTCCAACCTCCGAAAATGGGTAAAGTCTCTGATCCGCAAAAACGCCATCGGCAAGTGGGTTTCCGGCCAGAAGGAGGCGTACTTCATCAACCCTCATCTGTACCAGAAAGGCGAAGTTAAGCCATTCGTCTTTTACCTTTTCGATGAAGAGGCTTCGGAACGGCTGCAAAAGGAATCAAATGTCGTTCAGTTCCGGGCTGGGAAAAAGCGCACATCGCTGCTACAGGTTATAGATGGTGGAGAGGAGATCGCCTAATGAGATCGTTTATTTCAGGCATTGAATTTGTTCCGGACAATGTTGCTATGTCTGCCGAGGAAGTTTTGCGAGATGTGTCAAAATTTTTCTCCAACCACCTAAGAAAACGCAGAATAAAACGAATAACGGTTGAATTTGATGAGTTCAATCCGAAGGAAGAGGATGAGCTTATCCCTGTTATCGACGGGGATGAAGGAGCATGACCACGGCAACGACCGCCCCCAAGCGCCGGGGGAGGCCGCCGAAGAAGGCGCTGGAAATACCGTTTACGCTTGAACAAGTCCGTTGGTGGCGCGCAAAAAAGGACTTCCGCTACCTGGCCGAAAATCACTTGCGCATTCGCACCAAAGACGGCCAACTGGTTCCGCTCCGTTTAAACCACGTCCAGGAGCGCATAAACGACACCATAGAGCGTTTGCAGACCGAGAACAGACCAATCCGCCTTATCATCCTTAAAGCCCGTCAAATGGGCGTTTCGACGTTTACGGAGGCCCGCATCTTCCACGCCACGGCGTTCCACGAACTGACCAGCGCCATGATTGTGGCGCACACGGAAGATGCCAGCACAAACCTTTTCAACATGTCGAAGCTCTTTTACGACGAACTGCCAGAGTACATGAAACCGATGCGCAAGGCGTCGAACGCGAAAGAGCTTGTGTTCGAGAATCCGACCACGAACGCCACCGAAAAGGCCAAAAACCCAGGCTTGCGCAGCCGTATCCGCATTGCCACGGCAGATTCGCCGGAAGCCGGGCGTTCGGACACCATCCACTATTTGCATGCGTCGGAAGTGGCCTTCTGGCGCGACGCGAAGCGTACCATGCTGGCACTTCTCCAAGCGGTTCCGAACACTCCGAACACCATGGTAGTGATCGAATCGACGGCGAACGGCGTTGGCGGTTGGTTCTGGGAGCAGTGGCAACGGGCGAAAAACGGCGAATCGGACTTCATCCCGCTTTTCTTTCCGTGGTTCGACGATCCGACCTACGAAATGCCGGTGCCGGACGATTTTGAACCGACGGAAGAAGAGCGCGAACTGATGAAGCTTTACCCGCAAATCACGCCGGAAAAGCTCATGTGGCGGAGGTGGTGTATCCAGAACAACTGCGGCGGCGATCCCGAGCTTTTCAAGCAGGAGTATCCGTCGAACGACCAGGAAGCGTTCCTGGTGTCGGGCCGTCCGCGATTTGACATCGACACCTTACAAAAATATCACGCTCAATGCCAACCCGGGCAAGTCGGTGAACTGGTCAAAGTTGATCGCCGCTTTTTCTTTGCGCCGCAAAAGCGTGGATACCTGGAAGTTTGGCGTTTTCCAGAAGCAGGGAAGCAATATTACATTGGAGCGGACCCGTCACGCGGACTTGCGACCGGCGACTACTCGGCGGCGGTGGTGTTCGACGACGATTACAACATGTGTGCGCTATGGCACGGTCATATTGACCCCGACCTGTTCGCTGAGGAACTATTCAAACTCGGCACGTGGTACAACGAGGCGCTAATCGTCGTCGAAGAAAACAACCACGGGTTGACAGTTCTGAACAAACTGAAAGAGCGGTATTGGAATCTTTACCGCCGCACCACGCACGACAAACTGACGGACGAGACAAAGCATCAGCTTGGCTGGTACACAAGCGAAAAGACAAAGGCTCTTGCGATCAACAACCTGGCCGGTCTTCTCCGCCAGCACCGAATCTGGACAAAATCGGAAAAATTTATCGGCGAGTGTATGACTTACGTGATCGAAGACGACGGCAAAACCAACGCGATGGCTGGTGCTCATGACGACATCGTGATGGCATCGGCCATTGTGCTTTATGTGATGGAACAGCAGGGCGTAACCGTCGCATCCATTCACGCACCTGAATACGAGTTTGACGACGGAATCCAAAGCAACTTTGTGCTGACCGAAAACGGTTGGCGTCACAAGTCGGAGCTTGTGCAGGAAGAGGACGACGAAGACGAATGGTTCAGACAAGCGGGGTGGTAAGGTGTTTGACACCTTTTTGATAATTCTCATATGCGCTGTTCTTTTCGCCGGCGCTTTTTTCTTGGCTAAATACGTGGTGTTTCTTCAAACGACCCGCACCATGATGGCGGAGGAGATTGAAAAGCTTCGGGAACAAAACGCCGAACTAGAAGCCCGTGTGGTAATGCTGGAATCAGAACGGGATACGCGCCAACAGCTTTTGGATCAGCTGCGAACGGGCGAACCGACAAACGGTTGGGAACTGCTGAGGGGGTGAGAACGTGGCGGACGAACAACTTGAGCTTTTGACGCAAGGAAATCCCGAGCAAAGCGCGGCACCGCAGACGACGGAAGAACGCGAACTTGCGCTGTGGGTACAAAGGCTTTTCCGCGAGGCTTGGGATGCCAAGCAGCAGTTGGGGTTGTACCAAATTTGGCGAAAATGCGACGACTACAAAAGGGGACTCCAGAACCCGAAGCAAAGTGAAGATCACCCCGGGAGCACAACCAACATTACACACCGGATCATCGAAAGCCAGATTGCCGACCTGGTGGACAAACCTTATTCTGTTGCGGCAAAGGGATGGGAGCCTGGAGACGATATGTTTGCCGAGCAGGCCCAAAACCTTATGGACTTCATCCTTTACCGCAATTCGTTTGTCGAAAAGCTGAACACGTCCGAGCACGACCGGCTGGAACTTGGCACGACGATCATCAAGGTATGGTTCGACCCGGATGAACTGGACGGAAGGGGGCTTCCGGTGTTTGAGCCGATCAGTCCGGCCAACTTTTTCCCTGACCCGAAAGTTAAGCACGTGTGGGACTTCCAGAAGGGCGAATTCGTCATCCATGCGACGCCAAAGCCGCTGTCGTGGTTCCGCAAGAACTTTGAGCGCGGAAAATACGTTCAGCGGGAAGTGTCGATTCCGTACGACCCGCAGCATACGTTTACAGACGACCGGACGGACGAAGTTCACACCAGTACAAGCCAAAAGGCTTTGCTTTTGGAGTGCTACCTCCGGGACGAGGAAGGAAAACTTTACTGCCTTCATGTGGCCAACGACATTTTGCTGGCGGACAGCCGAAAGACGATGAAGGACAAGCCGCTGCAACGTCGGAACCTGTTCCCTTTTGTGCCGATCATTTGCTATCAACGTCGCGGCACGCTTTGGGGATGGGGTGACGTTGAACTGCTCATGCCGATTCAGGATTTGATTAACGAATTGGATGACCAAATCCGCATGAACGCGCGTCTTTCCGGGAATCCGCAAATTATCGTCGGCATGGGCGCAGGCAAAGGATTCGACTTCCGAAAATGGACGAACAAACCGGGACTTCGCATTCCGATGCGCGATCACAACGCTTGGTCTATCGTTCCGCCGCAAAACGTGTCGTCCGACGTGCATGTGCGACGCGAAAAGGCATTCCAGGAGGCCGACCTTATTAGTGGCGTCCCAGATGTCAATCGCGGAGAAAAACCGGGACAGGTCACGGCTGCTGCGGCGATCATGGCTCTCCAGCAGGCCGGTCAAAAGACGGTCATCCACAAAAACACAATGATGAAGCAAGGATGGGCGAAGGTTCTGGAGCTTCTCTTCGACGAGGTTCTCATGAATTGGGACGAAGAAATGTGGGTTCGTATTGATGGGGACCGTCCGGATTGGAAGTTTATCGATCCGAATGATTTCCGGCGAGTACCCCGCATGATTCCGAACGCGCTGTACGGTGTGATCGAGGGAGAGGACCCGATCAAGCAACTGGACGACGAAGAAGGAAACATCATGTACCGGGACGCCCAATACGACTTCCAGCTTAACATCGGCAACGGCTTCCCGAACGACCGCGCCTTTATGCTGCAAATCATCACCGAATTCCTGAAAGCTCGTTTCCCGGAAGGGCCGGCGATAACGCGAAGCGAAGTGCGACGGTTCCTGCGGGAACAAATTGGCGTCGATCTCGACGAAGAAAACGACATGCCGCAGCAACAGCCTCCGGCACCATTCGCGCCGCCTCCCGGCGGTCAGGTTAACCTTCCTCCCGAATTGCAAGCGGCATTACCGTCGATAGGGGGTGTAACCTGATGGCCGAAGGACGATACATGACGCCGCAGGAAGAGCGATTCTTCAAACATGCGATTACCAACGATCCGCTTGCGGCGTGGTTTCTCGAAAACCAGTTCATGCACGGCCAAAGCGTCATGCGCCACGCCGCAAACAGCTACATCTGTCCCCGCTGTGAGGCAATTGCGCTGGTTCATATGGGCGGCGTGTTGTGCGGAAGATGCGGCACGTTTGTTCCAAAGGAGAAGACGCACAAACTGAAACAGCACATTGAGGGGGGATTCTTCCGATGAAGAAACCCAAACTTGGAAGCGGCGAAAGGTTCCGTCGCCTCAGCCAATCCATCCGGCGCAAACAAGGAATCAGCAAAGAACGGGCGGATGCCATCGCCGCAGCCATCGGTCGTCAGAAGTACGGAAAAGAAAGGTTCCAGAAGATGGCGGCTGCTGGACGGAAGAAGAGGTGATGAACATGCCTCTCAAACGCGGAAAATCACAAAAAGTCATCAGCGAAAACATCCGAAAACTCCGCCATGAAGGATATCCGCAGGATCAAGCGATAGCCATCGCGTTGAGTAAGGCGGGGAAATCGAAACGAAGCAAAAGGAGGTGATACCATTGGCGACCTATGGTAAAGTGGTTGGACCCGGCGGATCGTCGAAAAGCGCAAAAAGCGTTGGTTGCAAAAGCGTCGGACCAGGCGGCGTTGCGGGAAGCAACGTATCGTACACCACGAAACGGGGGTATGAAGAAAACCGTACCGCAGGGATGCGGACGACGTACAAGGAGACGGGGAGACCCGGCAAAACGAGCAAATAACGATTTTACAAGGCGTCTCAAACGGGGCGTCTTTTCTATTGCCCATTTTGCGGGCTGACAGGGTGAACAGCACTCACGGGCGTATGCGTGGGATGCCGCCACGAAAAGAGGAAAGGGGATTTGTATGGCTGAACAACAGCAAATCATGACGCTGGAAGATTTCCGTCGTGCCAAACATTCGGGCGTAGACCCGTATGCCGTCAGTGAGGAAGAGCAACGGGTCGGGGAGGATGCCGCTCCCGAAGAGGAAGTGTCCGCGTCGGAGGAAGAACAAACAGCGGACGAAGTGCAAGAGGTTGACGATGGTGCCGAAAAGGCCGGCGAACAAGATGGTGAGGAAAAGGAGGAAGAGGACGAAGAGCCGCTTCCGAAGGAACAGCGCAACGCCTTCTACAAGCGCGTACAACGCGAAAGGAAGAAGGCGTATGAAGAAGCGTTGCAAAAGGTTCGTCAGGAGCTTGAGGCGCAGTACAATCCGTACAAGCAATTTTTTGAACGCCTTGGCATCAAGCCCGAGGACGCGCTGCGACATCTCGAAGAACAGCACTTGATTCAAGAGGCGCGGGCGCAGGCTTCTCGTGAAGCGCAAGTGCTTGCCGACCGGTATGGCTGGACCGACGAAGAAACGCAAAGGTGGATTGATGAGCAGGCCAAAATCATCGCCCGACAAAGGCAGCAGGAAGAGGAAATCCGCGAACTGCGTGTCGCGGTCCGCATCAACGAGCTTGCCGATTCGGGCGAATATCCCGGCATTAAAAACATGAAAAGCGCGATCATCGATTTCATTCGTCGGAACCCCTATGCGACCGTCGAACAAGCCTATTGGGCGGTCGGCGGCCCGCAACTTATCAAGCAGTTCAAGCGAGAATCCGAACAGAGAGAGGCGGCCAAGCGTTCTCAGACGAAACGCGTCGTTCTGACGGGTGCGGACCAAGGCGACATGAACGGACCGGAACCGCTTCCTCCAGAGGCGGTAAGGTTCATGAAAGAAACCGGACTTAGCGAAAGCGAAGTCCGGTTTTTGCTTGATGACAAAGTTCCAAAAACCATCGACGAGTATCGAAAGATCAAAGGGAGGAGATGACGAATGGCCCGCTACATTCGGACGATCAGCGGCTACAACGAGCCGATTGCCAAGGAGTGGCGTGTTGCCGCGAGCAAGACCATCAAAGAAGGCGACATTGTGGAGCTTGACGCGACGAGCCGGTATCTCCAACCCGCCTCGGCGGGTTCCGAGACGATTGTTGGCGTTGCGCTCGAATCCATCACGACCGGCGCGCAAGTCACGCCGAAGGACAAGATCAAAATCATTCCGGCCACGGGTTGCGTGTTCCGCGTGAAGTTCACGGGTTCCGTGAAAACCACGCTGGCGGATACGGACCTTGCTACGACCCAATTTGATCTTGCCGACGCACAGACGATTGACCTTGACGACACGACGGACGGTATGTGCCGTGTGGTCGGTTACGACAACAATCTCGGCTATGCGGATATTATCATCGACGATGCCAATGTCGTGAAAATCGGCTAAGAGGGGGTTGAAAAGCCATGATGAACACCGGACAATTTCAAGACCTTTACACCAAACGAATTGACCTCGCCTTCTTCGAGGGATGGGACGAGGTTCCCGAGCAGTGGAGCCGCATCTACAAATCCCAAGACGTGAAGACAAACAACTTCACGACGCAAATCATCGCCGGTCTCGGAGCCTGGGAAGAATCCACCGAAGGCGGAAACCCGAACGAAAACCGCTTCAAGCTCGGCCCGATGATTGTGCAAAAAGGTCTGATCCACAAGACGGAAGTCACGATGACCCGGGAGCAAATCCAGGACCAGCTTTACGACGAAGTGGCGAACATGGCAAAAGACGCCGGTCACGCTGGCCGGGAAGCGGTCGAGGATTTGGCTGCGCGGTATTTGGAGGAAATGTACACGAATGCTGCCGGAACGGGTTACGACGGACAGCCTATCTTCTCCAACGCACACCCCAACTACGGCGACAAAGGTGGAACGCAGAGCAACCTTGCTTCCGGCGCACTGAGTGACCAAAAATTGAAAGAAGCAATCATCCTGTTCCGCAAGCAGCGCGATGAAAACGGAAAGAAAATTTCTTCGATCCCGACCAAGTTGGTCGTGCCTCAATCGCTCCAATTCACGGCTGCGACGATTCTGCAATCGGCGCTGGTTGCGGGTGGCAACAACAACGATAAGAACGTGCTTCCGAATCTGGAACTTGTCGTGAGCGACTATTGGGATGTGTACACGCAAGTGCGTTGGTTCCTGCAAGGGCCTCGTCACCAACTGTACATGTTCTGGTGGAACAAGCCGGAATTCCAGCGGTATCCCGTCATGAACAAGAACGGTTCGTGGTCGTGGCTTGGTTACTTCCGTGCGGCCCCGCGCGCCACGAACTGGCGTCACCTGGTCGGCAGCCCGGGAAGCTGATGAAAACCAAAATGCGGCGGATTGGGCTTTGTCCCTTTCCGCCGCACCTGCTTTAATGGGGTGAAATCATGGACCACTTCGAGGGTGTTATTCCCGACGAACGGTGGAAAAACGAACTTTTGCGTGAAGTTAGAAAGCAAACTGAACTTTTGGAAACGCTGGTTCAACTTTTAAATAACCAGGGGCAAAAAGCGGAAGAAAATGTTTCGGTTCAAACAACGAGAAAGCCAGGAAGACGAAAAAAGGCGGTGGGAACGAAATGATTATCACACAACCTTCGGTGTTTGACGCATACGAGGTTACGCCTAGTGACACCACAGACCTTCCCGGAGGACCGACGAAAGCAATCTATCTAGGAGATTCGTCGGCTGTAGATGTGAACGTCGTCATGCAAGGCGGACAGACGGTGAAATTTGAAAACTTGCAGCCCGGCGTGATCCATTACCTTGCCGTGAAGCGGGTTCTCAGCACCGATACAACGGCCACAAAGATAATCGCTTTATACTAAGGCGGTGAGGGCAAATGCCCATGCAAAAGGTAAACGAAATCATCAGCAAAAACATTGACGGATTTATTGCCAAAATCAAAGCCTGGCAAGGCACGATGTATAACGTTAAGGAATACGGTCTTGTGGGGGATGGTGTTACCGACGATACGGCTGCCCTGCAGGCTCTTATCAACCTCGCAATCTCGGAGGGGAGAAAGACGATTTTCTTTCCTCATGGAACATATTACGTGACTTCTCTTGTCAACGATGACAAGGTTTTCTTCGTCGGTGACAATGCAACCTTTACTGGCGGATACACGGGTGTAATCAACCAGTTTGGCGGAGGTGAACTAAATCAAAACGCTTTCAGCAAAGTAAACAACTTGGAAGCAGACAATCCTACCGACGCTCTCACTATTGCTGGTGGTGTTGGAATTACGATCAGCGAGAATCCGAACACAAAGACCATCACCATCACGTCTACCGGCACGGCAACGCCAGGCCCGCACGGCTCCGCTCACACCGAATTTGGTGCCGACCCGATTCCGAATGCGACCACGACGGAAGGCGGGTTGATGAGTGCTAAGGACAAGGAGAAGTTGGATGGTTTTGCTGTTAGTGTTGTTGAGTTTGGAGCGGATAACACGGGGGAAACAGACTCAACGGCGGCAATTCAGGCCGCAATAGATGCTGTAAACTCTAGTGGGGGCGGAGTTGTTTTTGTCCCTAGCGGAATATACTTAATTTCATCGCCTTTGGTGATATACAGCAAAGTTTATTTGAGGGGATCAAACTATAACAATTGCATATTAAAAGCAGCCTCGGGATTCACCGGGTCGGCATTGATTAAAACGTTTGGTTTCGACACCTTGACTGGACAAAATAAATGGTTTACCAACGAAGGCGTCGTGCATGGATTTGCCATCGAAGACCTGCAACTTGATGGCAATTTTCAGCCGATTAAAGGATGTGAATTTTACGCAAAACGATATTTTATCGACCGCGTATTGATCCGTGATTTCGACGGCGGCGGGTTTTACTCTGAGGCGGGCGCTGTCTCTGGACAAAACGATTGGACTGACATGCCAGAAGGCTGTATCAATCATCTGTGGGTAAGGGGCTGTATGGGCGTTAGCTTCGATTTCCACGGCGGCCACGATATGACTATCAATTATGTTGCTTGTCGAGCCAGGGGTCAAGGCGGAAACCCTGGAACTATTGGCGCTAAATTCGGGGGTCAACCAAATAGTATCCCTTCTTGTGATATTAACGCGATCCATGTTTACGGTCACGAGACGGGGGTTGTCATCAATAGACCCATTAGGGCAAATCTTATCATTACCGAGTCCACGTTTAAAGAAGCTTTGATTATCAATTCGGACAACACTCAAATCTCAAAAGTGGAGTCCTATAACAACAATCGTGCTAATTTGGGGACCTATGACATTGTTATCGAAGGGAACTCCAATCAAATTGCCTCGTGCTTGATTTACGGAAACCCCTCTTTTCAAAACGAAAAGGCCGTGAAAATTGCCGGGGAACGTAACAAGGTCACTGTGGATGTGAGTGGTCAAAATGCAATAGTTGAGGGTATCACGATTGAGGGTAACCAAAACCAAGTTCATGCGGTTTTGAGGAACATTAACGGTGTTGCAATCCATACTGGAGGCGGTGCTGGCGCTTGGATTGGCAACATGATATTTGCTGATATCATTAACGCTTCGGTGGCATGGCAAAACGATTCTGGGGGATACGGGAATCATTATAATATCAAGGCAACTGGATCGGGAGCGCTGTTTAGCGGAACGCGTCCCAATCGCGGCGGGGTTGAAGAGGTAAATGTAATCGGTCGATTTGGCTCAAAAACAGTTTTGTCCAAGCAATATATACAATTGGTTGGTGCAATTGATCTAAACGTTACAACTCCGCAGGCATTTAATATTACTCATTCACTGTTTGCACAACCATACTTAGAACATGTACAGGCTTGGATCATACGATCCACGAATGTGAATGATTTTGCTGTGGATTGGATTAGGGTGAATTCTACCAGTCCGACCGAAATTGTTG